AGCGTCATCTTGTGCCTGGCGACCGCCGCCCGGTTGGCGGCCACGTTGTGCTGCGCGTCGTAGGTAAAGGCTGGTGCAGCCGGGGCAGCTGCCGCGGCCTGGTCGGCCGGCGCGGTCAGCTTGTAGATCGCCGGGGTCAGCGAGGTTGCATTCGCCCCGGTGATCTCGAACCAGACGTCGATCGATTTGATCAAAGATCCCTTCAGCCCCGCCGCGTTCTGCAGGATCTTCGCCACCGGGATGCGCACCGTCGCGGTCTCCGCCGCGGCGGCCTTGTCCTTGCTCCACTGGTTGGCCGCAACCACATCCGACCAGGTCCCGGTGTTGAAGCTCATATCGCACGGCGCGACCATCATGCTGCTTTGGGTATCGTTTACATAACCCATCGTAAATCCTCCATCGGGTACAAATTTCGAAGATTTAATTTAAAGGTTGTCACCAGTTGATGAAGGTTTTTGTATTTTTTCATCCTTCATCCTTCATCCTTCATCCTTGCCCTACGGCACGTTCTCCTTGTACATCGGGCGGTAGTCCGCCACGAAGACCGAGACGAAGAAGCGCACTTTGAGCCGCGTCTCGTCGTTCGAGAACATCGCCGGGCTGAGCGGGTCGCCGCTCACGAAGATCTCCGGGGTCAGCCCGAACCGCTCGCCCACGTAGATGGCCGGCGCCAGGGCTGGGTCGCACACCACCGCCCAGTCGTTTGCGTCCGTCCAATCCGGCACGGTGATCACGTCGCCCGGCTGCCCCTTCTGCAGGTTCTCACTGAAAATATTGGTGGCGCGCTCCATTTGCGGGTAGAGCAGCTGATAGGCAGCCAGGCGCAGCGCCCGGGGCACCAGCAGATAGCGCGGGTCGATCGCCAGCTTGGGCGCGGGCTGGCCGGGCGCGACCAGCATGGCCTGGTTGTAGACCGCCGTGCAGGCTTTCTCCCATTCGGCGGAAGCCAGGGCGGTGGTGCCGACGTTGCCGTGGGTGGCGTGGAACACGTTCACCCCGTCCGCCATCACCGGCCCCGCCCCCGCGGCCTGGGTGAAGATCCCCGCGATCGCCGCCGAGAGGCTGCGGACCGCCGCGGTCGCCATCTTGCGCGGGTAGTTCTTCAGCTTGCCCAGGTTATCCCGGTCGATCAGCTCGAGCGTCAGCGGCAGGTACCCGCCGTATTTGCTCCAGCTGCCCACCTCGGCCACGTCTGCCACTGGCAGCTCGGTATATTCCGCGCCCTCGGCTACAGTCGGCAGCGCGCCGATCTCGCTGACGAAGGTCCCGGTGATCTGGTTGAGGCTGCTGAAGTGCTCCGCCTTCACGATCGGTTTCCACCACAGGTACCCGGCCTGGCCGAGGACGTCGGTCTGGTCCTTGATGATTTTGTTCATCGCGTTCTTGATCAGGTTGGGCATCGTGGCGGTGGTGGCAAAGCGCGCGCTTGCGCGGTCCACCTGCCCCGTCAGGCTGGTGTCGCCGGTCAGCCCCACGTACAGTTCCCGGATGCCGCTCAGCCGCTCGACCCTGGCTTTTTCCATGCCCTCGTCGCGCGGTGCTTCGAACAGGTCATCGACCGCCGCCTGCAGCCGTTCCTCGCCCGTGACCATGCCGGTGACGGCAGAGCCGCCCGGCCCCTGGATGATCCCCGGCGCCTGCAGCGCGCCCACCAGCTCGCGCGCGCTCTCGATCTCGCGCGTAACTTCCTCGGCAGTGAAATCCTCCCGGCCAACAAACCGCGCCCTGACTGCGTCAACAGCGGGCTTGGGAAGCCTCGACCCGTCTAGTGCCAGGTCGAGCAGCCCATTCATGGGGTGCCTTTCTTCATCCTTCATCCTTCCTCCTTCATCCTTGCAATTGAGTGCCCGGACAAACGCGCCGCCGCGCGCCGGGTTGAATACCAGATCCAGCGAAATGACTCGCAGGATCTGCCGCACGTCGCGGCCCTTGGCCGTGAACAGCACGTCCGCCGAGAAGCCCAGCCGCGGCCTGGGCTCGCTGCCCGCCAGCCACTCCCGCGCGATCGACTCCAGCATGGGACCGCTGGGTCCGGCTGCTTTCAGCTGGAGCTTTACCGCTGATCTGGTTTCATCCCAGGTTGGGGCCGAGCACACACCCGCCAGGTCTTTGACCGACCGCCCCGCCCACAGGCTGCCGTGGTCGATAAACGTCTCGATCCCGTCCCACAGGCTGATCGAGGCTTGCAGCGTCTCGGCCGAGAACTTCCAGCCGTTGCCCTCCCCCGCGCTGATCCCGATGATCTCGAAGCGCCCCGGCTCGCTCGCTGCCAGGTTCCCGGCCAGGGCGAAGGTCGCCCGCTGCGCGTCGTGGGCGCCTGGGTTGGTCGGCTGCCGGGCCGGATCTGTCTCCAATTGGATACGCTGAATTTGCATTACCCGTTGTCTCCTTTCAGGTCGCCGCTTACCGGGTCGATTTTCACGCCGGCCGGTTTGCCGGGCTGACCGGGTTTATTGATGGTTGGGTCGTTCGAACTGCTGGTGGGTGGGTGCGCTCTCGGGTTCTTGTCCGCGACGTCCGGCGCTGCGCCGCCTTTCTTGAGCAGTTCTTCCACGTCTCCTATCTCGCCGGCAAATTTGTAGACGACCCGCAGCAGCTCGTGGTCGTCAACCAACCCCCGATCGCGCATCTCCGTGAATGCCCCAACGATCGTTGAGGCCGCTACGGCGAGCGCGGCGTTGTCCCGCCCGCTGATGTCTGCGCCCCGCACGGATACAGGCGCATCGGCCCGGACCGGCCGCGAGACTGCCGCCCGCCGCCGGATCACCACCCGCAGCAGGTCCGAGATCATCCACACAAAAAAGGTTTGGCGCTGCTCGAAATGCCGGAAGGTCGGCCCGCCCGCGCTTTCCGCCGTGGTGCGGGTGGCGCTTTCCGGCTCCGCCAGGAAGTGCAGCGGAATCCCGCTGCCCGAAGCGACCATCTTTTTGATGGCCAGGCCGTCCTTCTCTGCGTCGGCGCTGTCCAGCTGCGGGTTGATCGCCTCCCACGTTTCGCTCTCGTCGCAGACCAGGATCGAGCCGCTTGAGGGCGGCGCCGCGTTCAGCGCGGTTTGCCGGGCGGTGCGCTCGGTCTCGTTGGCAAATTTCGCTTTGACCACGAACAGGAAGGTTTGCCGGAAGCGGTTGAGCCTGGCCCGGTCCTCCAGCCAGGCAGAATAGCGGGTCAGCCAGCGCAGCAGCGGCGCCAGGTCGCTCTCCCCGCGGACCGCCCCGGCCGGCCGGTTGATCGCATAATGCAGCGCCACGGTTCGATAATTCCCCTGCTCGTCGCGCTCGTCCAGATCCGGGGTGTAGATCGGCCAGACCCGGGCTTCATGCCAGCCGTGCTCCTGGTCGTAGCAGGCTTTTTGCAGCAGGCTCACCTCTTGCCGCAGATCGTTATCGGCGGTCTTCACGTCCTCCACCTCGATGGCTGGCAGCGCCCGCACGTAGCTCATCCCCGCCGCATCCGTCGAGAGCAGCAGGAACAGCTCCCCCGAGCGCGCGAGCTCGTCGCACAGCTCGAAGACCTGCACCGGCATCTGGTTGAGGGGGTGCTCCCAAAATGCCTTGATGAATTTGTGAGTCGGCTCGTGCTTGCTCTCGATGGTCAGCCCCGGGCCGAGCACATACTGGGTGGTGAGCTCCACAATCCGCCGCGCGAGGGGGTTGACCCGCCAGGCGTCCAGGGCCTGGCGCAGGATCTCCTCGCGGTCGAAGTCGAAGCGGTCGCGGTTGTCCGGTCCGCCGCCGCGGTCGTAGAACCCATCCGCCCCGGTCAGGATGAACCGCACCCGCTCATCGATCTCGCTTTGAAAGAGACCGCGGAACGCCCGTGTGAGAATGTTTCCCGCCATACTTCGCCTCCCATTGGTAACCAAATTCTGCTCAACCGCTCCGATCCGAGACCGGTGACACCCCTGCCTAAAATCCGCTGCCGTCGATCTCCGCCAGCGGGTCGGCGCGGTGCACGATTGCCGGCGCGCCCAGCACCGGCCAGGATTGGCCATCCAAAACCGCGCAGAGCGCCGCCGAGAGCAGCAGGTCATCGTGCAGCAGCTGGCCCGTCGCCGGGTCGCGCAGCGAATCGGGAACGCCCCACTTCATCTTGCGGTCCGGACCCGGCACGATTTCCGATTGGCAGTTTTCCACCTGCTTCCAAAACAGGTCCGCCTCGTCCCAACCGGCCGGGTTCTGGTAGTCCTTGTACCGCCCGGTCTCGATCACCGCGAGGAACTTCCAACCGAGATCCGACTTGGTGCGCGCGTTGAACTCGTACGGCAGCACCCGGCCCGGCAAGGCCTTGTCCAGGAAGGACGTCAGCCCCGCCCCCACCCCGGTCGCATCGATCACCAGGTAGATCGGCCGCCAGCCCTCCGCCAGGCTGAGCAGCTGCCGGTACAGCGCCGTGTGTTTGACCCCCGTCCACAGGCGCCGATCGATGACCCGGTACGTGGCAGCCTTGATCAGCGGATCGGAGAGCGTGGCCGTGTCGACGTCCACGATCGTCAAGGCCGTGCTGTCGCGGCCCGGGTTCTGCAGCGGGCTGCCGTCCTCGCTGATCTTCTCGTCCTCCCCGGCCACGTCGATCAGGAAGGCGTACACGTGCCCGTCGAAGGGGATCTCGCGCCGCAGGTGCGACCCGCGCATCAGCGCGCGCCGGGCGGGCGGGAAGAGACCGCTTTCCGCGTCGATCTCCTCGCTGAAGAACTGGCTCTTGATCATGGGATGCTGCCTCCCCAGCTTGGCCACCTGCTCATCCACGAACGCGCCGTAAGCCGGCACCTCGGTGCGGACCTCATCCGCCGTGCAGACGAACACCCGCCGCAGCCCGTCCTTCTCCTGGGCGGCCCGGGCCGCGCGCAGCTCGCGTGCCAGCAGCGTGTTCGCCGTCCAGGCCGTCCCCCAGAAGACCCGCGTCGCATTCGTGCTGGCCGCCATCGGCGCGATGTCCTTATCGAACTTGCTGATCAGCACGTCCTGCGCCTCGTCCACTTCCAGCAGGATCGAGGCGGTTGCCCCCACGACGTTTGTCTCGGGCCCACCGCTCAGGAAAAAGATCCTCGCCTGGCCAAGCCTGTAGATATAGCCCTGCTCTTTCCGCCACCGCGTCTGGGTGACCAGGTTGCGCTCCAGGATGCGCTGCAAGCGGCGCATCGCGTTCAGGCTCTGCGGCTTCCAGGTGGGTGAGGCTTTGACGATCTCGGCATCTTGATCCATATACACGCAGAGTAAATATGCTTCGAGCTGGGCCTGCAGCTCGTTTTTCCCGGTCTGGCGCGGAAACATCACGACGAAGCTCAACCCGTGATGGTTGCGCACCGAGTCGGTCACCGCCCGGGCGACGGCCTGCTGGTAGCTGCGCAGCGCGATCCCCGATCCCTGCTCGGAAAACGCCAGTGGGTCTTCCAGCAAGAGGCGGAAACCGCGCGACGAGGTATCGTTTTCCACGCTTCAGCCCCCCAGTAGGTACGCTTTGAGCAGGGCGAGCAGCGCCAGCAGGCTGGACCCGCCGTTCAAGAGCCCGGTATAGACCTTGAACTGGGTGATCCCATCCGTCACGCTGCGCAGGCGGGATTCGTGATCGCCGCGCGCGGCTTCCAGGTCGCCCAGGCGCAGGGTCGTCAGCTCGCGGTGGTGCGCCAGCTCCTGGCGTAGGCTGTCCACGTCGGCTTTGAGCAGGGCGTGGGCGTGCTTCATTTGTTCGGCAATCAGGGAAACCTGGGGATCGTCCACGTCAGCCTCCGATCTCATCCAGCACTTCCTGGGCGCCGCGGGCGATCCAGTCCTGGACGGCGCCCAGCCAATCGCACCCGGTGCGGCGGGCGCAGCGGCGGCAGGCCTGGGTGAGCTTTTTCAGCCGCCGCAGCGCGAGGGTCAGGTCTTCCGCGCGGCTTTCCGCGCGGCGGTAGATCGGGCATTCCGGGCGGGGCATCATTTTTCCAGCTCCGCGACCACGCCCGCCAGGGCTTTGGTCAGCTTGTCGGCCAGCTCGTTTCTCGCCCCGGCCAGGTTCTTCTCGGCCCGCATCAGGCCGCCCAGGTGGAAGGCGCCCTTGCCCAGCGCGGTGAGCGCCATACTCATCGTCTCCAAATCCGGCGTTTCCGCGCTGACCTGCTCGAACAGGCGCTGCATCAGCACCCGCAGCATGGCAATCTCGCCGTGCAGGTCGCTGCCGTCGATCTGGTCGAGGTCATTGACCTCCATCTGGCGGAACCAGCGCGAGTAGGCACCGTGCTTGACGGCGTTGGTATTGCCGAGCTGGCCGCCGGGTTTTCTTTTTTGTGTTTGGGGATCTGCGTCCACCGTCCCACCTCCTGATAAATAGAACATATTTTCTATATATCAGCAGTATAGGGCGGTTTTCAGCGTTTGTCTATTTCCGAAAGTGGAAATTTTCGCAATGTTATTTCCGAAATGGTAATGACTTTTACAGCGCCGTAAAAGCTTTCA